GGTGCTGGCGTGGAGGGGAAGGTAGCCATCAGGCGAGCAGCCCTCCAGGCCGTTTCTGCTTGATCAGCTCTGATTGTACCGCTGCCGAAATTGCCAGCCCCAGCTGCTTGCCTTCCGCTTGATCGCCCTGAACGCTGCTACCGCCGGTGGTCACGTTGACGGTCACGTTGATGCCAGCACCACCGAAGCTGCCAGTCGGCGCGATGCCACCGCTGCGACCTGGCATGAACAGCTCAGGGCCGCGCTCGCCAACGAGGTACGGCTGGCCAGCGCGGACGCTGCCGCCCATGGCGCGTGCCTTAAACAGCCCGCCAAGTAATCCGCCGCCGGTGCCGGTGCCTGACATCGTGCCGAACAGTGCCATGTTGACGGCCACGTCAAGCAGCTTGTTGGCGATGCTGTTCAGCAGGTCAACAGCCACCTGCTGCAGGCTCTTGGTGCCGTCGATGGCGCCTTGAATGGCGTCAACGACGCCAGACTTGATCGACATGCCGATGTCGGAGTAGAGAGCCTTCAATTCCTCAGCGGCGCTGAGCTGTTGCTTGAGTGCCTGTGTCTTTTGAAGCGTGGTCCTGATGTCAGCTTCGTTAAGCGCTGGGTATTGCGCCTTGAGGTCGCGGATCTGCTGATTCAGCATCACCTCAGCTTCATTGCCGTTCAGCTTGGCCTGCTGCAGGTCCAGCTCATCCTGTAGTTGCTGCATCGCTCCGGCTGCTGCCTTGACGCGTTCCTGCTCGTAGGTGAGCACGTCAAACGCAAGTTGCCGCGCGACGGTTTGGGCTTGAATCTTCAGCACGGCCAGCTCGTTTTCCTTTCGCGCTGCAGGCAATGTTTTATCGGCAGCCACCTTGTTGGCTTCGTAGGTGATTTGCAGCAGCTTGGCCTGCGCCTCGCGGGCAAGCACCAGCGGCTGATAGCCGTCTTGGCGAGCCGAAAGGATCCTGCCTTCCAGCTCGTATTGCGCCTGCGCCAGCTTGAGCTGAAGGCTGGATTCCCGCAGCATGTCAGCCCTGGTTTGCTCCGCGTCTTTGGATGCGGTTTTTGCCTTGGTGCCGGTGCCGGTGCCGGTGCCGGTAACCACTCCGCCGCCAGTTGGTATTGGCTTGGGCTTGGATTCTGCCCTTGTAGGTAGCGCGAGGATGGCGCGGGCTGATCTTTCGCGTTCGTTCAGAATGTCCTCCTGCTTCATCAGGTAGGGATTGCGGCCAAGGATTCCAGGAACCGGCGGCAGCCTCTTCTTTCTTTCTTCTGCAATCTGCTGAAGCACTCGCCTTTGGACTGCCTTTTGCTCCGCAGTTGCCGAACCACCAAAGGAGCCTGCCGGGCCGCCAGGTTGATTCCTGAGGCCCCTCAATCTGTCGAGTTCACTTGTTAATGTCATGAACTCAGTGAATCCATAGATTGCGATATTGATCGCGACCGCAATCGCGCCAAGTGCAGTAAGTCCACGCAACGCAGTTCCAAGCGTGGTGACTTGAGGCGTTGCGGCTGCAGCCGCGCCACCTGCTGCAGCCGCGCCGGTTGCGGTGGTGGCAAACATTGCGGCGACACCAGCTTTCAATGCGATGACGCCTTGGATTGCTTTGTACAGCAATGCCATCTGGATACCAAGCTTGATTACTTCACTTGTGGCATTCATCACAGGCTGCGGGATTGCGTTCATCGCTGACGCAAATCCGTTAACGCCTTTGGTGAGATCCTGAAGCGTGATAACAACTGTCGGTCCGAACGCTTTTAGCAGTGCTTCACTTAGGTTCTTGAATGATGTATCAAGCGCCTTCAATGTATTTTCGACACTGCCCTTCATCGTTTGGAAGTCGGCATTGGTCTTGCCGGTGGCATTGCCAATCTCGCCAAGAATCATCCTGAAGTCCGAGCCATCCTTTGACGCAGCAGCAAACGCGCCACGCATGGCCTCCGTAGGGCCGACCATCCGGGCTGCGGCTTCCTTGTCTTTGTCAATGGCAATCGCCAGCTCTCTCATCAGGCCGCCAAGGCCCTTGGTCTGAAGGCCCATCAAGTTCCATTGGATGCCAAGCTTTGCGGCTGCGTCTTGGCTTTCCTTGGTTGGTTGCAGCAGTTGCGTCAATACAGCGCTGAGTCCTGTAAACGCAACCTCAGCCGTGGCGCCGTTCTTGGTGGCTGATGCGATGAACGCATTCATCTCATCCAAGCTGACGCCAGCCAATGCCGCTGTAGATGCGACACGGCCTAGCTGACTGGTGTAATCACTCCACTCCTGGTTGCCCAGCTCCACGGCCTTGGAGATGCTGTCCGTGACCTTGAACGCCTCGCTGCCTGACATGCCGTAGGCGTTGAGGGTCTTGACGAGTACCTCCGTCACCGCCTGCGTATCCGCCAGGCCACCAACGGCTGCCTTTGTGGCAGCATTGAGGATCTGGATGTTTCCTGCGGTATCGCTGAAGCCAGCCGAGGCCGCTTGGTAGGACGCTGCCGCTAGTTCAGCCTTGCTGGCAACACCGCCAAGGTTGTCACTCAGCTTTGACAATGCTGGATTGATCTTGGCAACATCAACGCCAACTGTTCCAAGCCTGCGGATGTTGCGATCAAGCTCCTTGACATCACTGACAATACGGCTCAGCGCAAAGCCAGCCGCCAGCGATGCAGCCAATCCGGCCACCTTGCCGGTCAATGCACTGATCGAAGCTTCGCTGTTCTTGGATGCCTGATCAAGCTGCCGCAGATTCCGTACTGCAGCAGAGCTTTCTACCCGTACGTCAACAACAGCAACAGCCACAGCAGGAACCGACCTTTGCGATCAGTCTACCGGCTGCGGCGTTTTGCCTTGTCCATCTCCTGTTGCTCGCGCTTGCCTTTCACCTCGTAGTAGGCGGCGAAATGCACGAACTCATCATCAGTCAATTCCTGCCGCAGCTGGCTCACGGTCTTGCCTAGCTCAGTCGCCAGGAAGAACTCAAAATAGAGCCAGCTGTCGGCTTCTAGTCGTTTTTTGCTGTCTCCAGAGATTCAGCTTGGCCGAGGCCAAACAGAAACAACTCCAGTTCATTCAGCACCTGCTCGGGGAGCTCCCGTTGCAGCTTCACCGCATCAGCTGCGGCGAATGCCTTGGTGCCGTCTTCGAGTTCTGCCTTGTGGCACAGCATCTGCGTGCTGATGTCAAGCGCTTCATCAGTGCCCGAAAGCCCAGTGGCGCGCTTGCGATCAGCGCGGGTGATTGGCGTGAAGTAGAGCGACAACACAACCGTGCCATCCTCTTTCTTCACGTCAAACCGCCGACGTTGCGTCAGATCAAAGGCACCGGTGAGCAAGTCAACGGTGCGTGTGGTTGCAGGCATCAGATGTCCAGAGTGATTGTTCCGTTCATGGTGAAGTTGATCGTCACCATTTCAAGCTCGCCAACAGTGGCGCCGTATTCGGTGGAGTTGATCACGATGCTACCCGTGATCTTCTTACCGCCGGTTTCATCAAGGTACAACTCGACGAAGGCGTTACCTTCATCGGTTGCCGTATTGGCATCCTTGATCAGGTCCAGCTTGTCGCCAGCACCTGGGGCATCGTAAAGCACCTCCATGGTGCCCGTACCGCCAAGCAGGCCGCCGATGTTGGCTTTGTAGGTTGCACCTTGAGCGGTGGTCTCAAGGACATCCTTCTCCACGGTCATTGACCATGACCGCACGGCAGCGATCTCGGAGATGCCGCCGCTGCTGTCTTTATCGAAAAAGACAGTACCTTGCTCGCCGCGATAGAAGGCCATGATCAGATCGAGGTGGTGATGGTGCCGGAGGTGGTGAAGTTACAGGTGATAACTTCAAGCTCGCCGACGGTGGCGCCGTATTCGGCGGAGGTGATCAGCCCGGCGAAGGTGATCTTCTTGGTGCCGCTGGTGTCGAGGAACAGCTCAAAGGTTGCTGTCGCCCCATCAGTGGTGGTATTGGCTGCCTCGATAAAGGCATTGGTCTCGTCGGCACTGGATGCGGTGTAGAGCACTTCAACAGTGCCGCTACCGCCGATCAGTCCGCCGATGTTGGACTTGTACGTGGCGCCCAGCGACGTGGTTTCGAGCACGTCCTTCTCGATGGTCATCGACCATGAGCGGGTTGACGCGATAGTGGTGTTGGAACTGCCGGCATCGTCAAACTTGACGGAGCCTTGTTCGCCTCGGTAGAAGGCCATGGTTAGAGATCCTCGAAGGTTTCAAAGGTCATGCGGACCTGTGATTGGAAATAGCCTTCAGGAGATGGCGCAGCCATGACCTCCGGCCCGGTTGGGGGATCGAAATGAACTCCCGACACGATGACCCTATTGTAGAGATTGCGGACACGCTTGCCGATCACCAGGTTCGCACCAGGCCCGACGCCTTTCGGCGTGAAGATGTTGACGACGACCACACCAATGACGCTGTTGCTGCTGCCGGTGGTGCCGCCCATCGTCAGATAGGAGTTGTTGCCGAAGCTGACGAGGCATTGCAGCCAAGTGCTGCCGGGTGTCGGCGCATAGGCCATGTTGTGGAACACGACCGGATACGACGGCGACAGCGCCATCTCCGTGGCCAGCCTGCCCTCGATGGTGGCGCGGACGAGGTTGAGATCAACAGCAGCCATCAATCAGCCCTCCCGATCTTGTTGGCTTCAGCCCGCGCCCATTGCGTGATTTCGCGGGCGATCAGGTCTGGGTATCCAGGGACGGTGCCTTGCCTGGTCCGGTACTGTCCGCCCCATGATGCCGGGAGGTTGGTGCCATATGCCACGGGCTCCGCATATGGGAGGTTGTTGTGGATGTGGTAGGTATTGCCGGCGCGTTCGCGGCTGTAGTCAAGTCGCCTAGCCGGTGTGATGGCATTGGAGCCACCCTGCGGTCCGGCATCGTAGCCGGGTGTGCCTTGCTCGCTGATGGCCCAGCTTATGCGCAGTCTGCCTGTATCCACTGGGCTGGCCAGTTTCAGCCTGCTGTCAGTTTCCAGCACCACCACGCGCAAAAGCTGTTCGTACTTCTCAGTCGAGTAGCTGCCGATCTGGGATAGGTTGATGCGACGCGCCATGATCAAGCCCTCAGGATCAGCTCGTAGGTGATGGCCGTGTTGTCCTGCTCGATCGTCTGCACGCGGATGATCTGATGCGACACCGTGCTGATCACCACGCGATCAGCGGTGCTGGGTGCTGCCGGTAGGTCTGCTGCAGCGACAATCAACCGCTTGTCACTGGCCTGCACCAGTTCATTGACCTCACGCTTGTTCACGTCCTCCGGTACACCACGGATCACCGTGTCGGTCGTGGTCTCGGTGATGGCGCCGGTGGTGGCGTTGTACGTGCCGCCACTCACCTGGCGAAACGTGATCTCGCCGCCGAACTTCGCCATCAGCTTGGTAGCGACCTTCTGCAGCGAGCTCGCAAGTGCCATCAGAGCTTGTACGCGACGACCGTGCCGCTGGTCAGCGTGATGCTGGTGAACACCCCGCAGAGCTCACAGCTGGCCTTGAACGGAATCGCCGACAGCGTGTTGCCGCTGTAGTCCTGTGCAGTCAGGCTGGCGATCACCGAATCCTCCAGCGCGACGATCTTGCCGAAGCGGCCCGTATGGGCGGAGGTGTCATCAATGAACTCAGCGCCGGGGTAGACGTAACCCATGATCAGCTCCGACGGATGGAAAAGTTACCTGGTCCACTGATTCTAAGACCTGTCAGATACCGTTCCATCAATGGCGGCACCTTGTCAGCACCAACCGCACCGAAGCCGAGGTTAGGCGTCACGTCAAGGCTGCCGATCTTGACGTTCTTGTAATCCTCCAGTCCGCTCAGCCCCAGGGCGTCGGTGTTGTTGTGCAGGAACGCAGCAAGGATGGTTTGGGCGTACTTGATCTGGGTTGGGATTTCAGTGTCGGTGAAGTAGTCGGTCGTGATGCGGAACGGGAAACCGACGGCGTAGGTGTTGATGTACGTGTCAGGCTTGCGCACTCCGGTTCGTGGCCACTGGAGCGCCTGCGTATCGGTCGCACGTGCACCTAGAAACCGCTCACGATCGAGCCTCTGGGTTGCGGTGAACAATGCACGATTGCGGCTGTCGGTGTTGCCGCTGTTCCAATGCTGGATGTCGGCATCCTGCACAAAGCCATCAATGATCGCCTGCGCTTCCGCCAGCGTCAGGTACGAGTTTGCGTCTGCGGCCCCTGGTGTGGCCACGATCACTACTGCCATTGTCCGGCTCCGTTGGTATCAGTTTAGGCTCTGCCATAGAAAGAGAGGCCACCTCCGCAGAGGCAGCCTCCTGTTCACGCAGTCGCCGGAAGGCGAACAGTCCCATCAGACCCGATAGATCACGAGGGTATCGGCAGCAGTCACCAGCGCGCGGAACGTACCGGAGGTTCCGGCATTCACGGCAGCAACACCAGTCACGGTGACGCCAGTGGCGCCAGCGGTCAAGGTGATGTGATACGTGGAGGTTCCGAGGTTGACGATGCTGAACTCGAAGCTGACACCGATGACGTTCTGATTGACTGCCTCCAGGGCAGCGCAGATTTCTGCGCCGGTGGCGGTGGTCAGTGCAAACGCAGCAGTGGCAGTCGAGACCAGCACACCGCCGAGCAGCTGAGCTGCAGTAGCGGTCTGGGCGCCAGAAGCAGCCAGCGTGGTGACAGTGGTCTTCCGGTAGGTGTTACCGAAGGCTGGGTTTTCCAGCTCAAAGATGGAAGCCATGATCAGTACCTCAATCCATGTTGGACGTGTTGGTCGCGCGCACGATGCCGAGGTTCTTCAGCTCGTACACCTTCGACCAGTTGCCAACCGTTGACAGCTGAGCGCGGGTCGGGTTGGTTGTGGTCACGGCCCACTTGGCGCCGACCGGGTGATAGCAGTAGTGCAGGTCGATCGACATGGCATCGCTCTTGGCGAGGATGTCACGGTCGGTTTCGGTCTGCATCCCCAGCTGTTCACCGGAGGCAACAGCGCCCTGGGTGAAGAAGTACGTGGCGTACTCGGTGGAGCCGCCGCTGCCATCGGTTTGGACATCATCCGAAACCAAAACCCTGAGGCCCATGTAGGTGGGCACGTTGACCTCACCGGCATAGGCGCCGGCCATGCTGCCACCGGATTGGGTGGTAGTGGTGCCGCGGGCGTCGTTGGTGCTGACGTAATCGATCGCACGGCGCTCCACGAGGTCGTAGTAGACCTTGGAATGCATGCAAACGGCAGCCAGCTTGTCGCCTTGATCACCCAGCAGGCTGCGGGCTTCCGCGACATGGCGGGGGCTTAGCACGGTCGGGGTGTCAGCGGATTCGCCGTCGATGGTCAGACCAAAGAAGGCAGCCGAGGAGCTGGTGGTGCCGAGGGTGCCGAACACACCAGCCAGGCAGGACAGGAGGTCCTTCTGGCGTTGGTTGGCAACATAGTCAGCGATCTTGGCGCCGATGGCAGCCATGGGATCGGAACCAGCAGCCAGAGCCGCCAGGTCACGAGCCTCGAAGGCGCGGCCACGGTGCAGGATGACGCCGACTTGCTTGTCAGCAGTGATCTTGCCGGGCGTCAGTGAGGTGCTATCGGACAGCACTTCAAAGTCGCCGGAAAGGTTGGCTTTGTAAAAAGGGACATTAATGAAGTCACCACCCTCAGTGGCATTCAGCTCCGCCATCGGCTGCACCACACCGCTAGCCAGGAAGGCATCGCGCTGGGTGGTCTGCTCAAGGACGTAGGGGGTGAATACTTCTGGGATGATGATGTCAGAGCGAAGAGTCGCCATGATTCATCTCAATGGATTGGTGGACGGTGTGGGCGCAGCCCGATGCACCAGCGCTGCCGGTTGCGAATATCTTAGCGATTCGCAGTTGCCTTGAGTCTTTCGTACAGGTCCCGATCAGTCTTGTAGAGCCGCGATTGCTCGGTCAGGTTGAACGTTTCCTTGCTGAATGGGTTTTTGATGCCAATCGTGGCAGTGCTGCTCACCTGCCCTGATGGCGCCCCACCGCCTTGCGGCTTGGGTTGCTTCTGCATCCATGCCGGTAGACCTTTGGCCCATTCGGCAACAGGTGTCCGCTGGTAGCCGTCAACCACGACCACGGTGCCATCCGGTTCGCGTTCGATCTGATCGGCGCTGAGCTTGGTCTTCAGCACCAGGTCAGGGTCGTGCACGATGTCGGCCAATGCGGTCACTGCTGGGGTGACGAGCTCCAGCTCTCGGACTCGGGCTTCGAGTTCACTGATGCGCTGGTCCTTCTGCGCCGTCGCCTCGCGGAACTGCTGCTCCAAAGCCTGTCGAGCTTCCTGATAGTTTCCTTTCGACTCAAGTTCTGATTGCTCGGCGCGTCGCTTGAACTCCAGCAGCTCTTCGACATTGACACCATCCGGCAGCTTGGGTGCTTTCTTGGCTGCACGCAGTTCGGCGATCAGCTCTTGATTCTTGCGTTCGAGTGCTTCGACGCTACGTTGCAGCGCTTCAGCCTCACCAGTCGCCGCAGGCTCCTGGTTCTGGATTTCATCAGACATGAACAACCCGCAGGGTCAAATACAGACCAAGGCTACCATTTTTCGCGGTTGGCCCAGTAGGCAGGCGACATCTTGCCCTTGGCTATGTTGGCGGCATGACGTGCCTTGAATGATGCCCTTCTGGCCTTGTCTGCTGCTGTTTCTCCTTTTCGTGGCGGTGAGCCAGATACGCCCTGCTGGCCGAAGCGGATGAGCTTCACCGTCTCGCCTTCCTTGGCAAGTACGGCATGGGACTTGGTCGGGTGGTTCGGCGTGCGCTTGGGTTGGTTGTAACCCTCGAACTGCTCACCGCGATAGGTGATGGTCACTTGCGTTTCGGCTTGCGTGGCTTGGCGGTCTTGGCCGCGGCCTTGAAGGCACCCTTGTCCGGGTAGTCGGCTTCACCGGGTCGCGCTTTGCGTTCCTTGGCGCCAGATTCGATCCGTTCGCGCTTGGCGTTGATGTTGGCGTAGAGGCCGGGTTTCTTGCGTGCCATCACTTGCGCTTCCGTGACTTGCCAGCTTCGCTCAACGCAATGGCGATCGCCTGCTTGCGGCTGGTGACTTTTGCGCCCTTGCCGGGGCCTGGCTTGCCGGTGCGCAGGGTGCCGCGCTTGTATTCACCCATCACCTTCTCAGTCTTCGATTTTGCCATACCGCTTCTGAAGGTCCTTCAAGGTTAGCTCTGACCCATCATCACGAACGAGCTTGGCGATGGCATCCTTCGGGCCGTACTTGTCGGACAGTCGGCTGAAGTAGGCAGTCTTGCCTTTGCCGAGCACTTCCTCCTGTGTCTCCTTGGATTGCTTACTCAGCCAGTCGCCGTAGGACTGGTTCGCTGGCACCTGCCCACCCATCGAGGCACGGCGTCCTGGCGGTGGCGGGCTGAAGCCGAGGCCCTCGTAGTCGATCACTGGAACGGTCGTTGAGCGGCAGTTGAAGTGCTGCGGAGGTTTCGGCCCTTGCCCGTACGTGAACTCCTGCCCATCCAAGGCGCGGCAGATGCTGCTGGTTCTGGTGTCGAGCGTGGCGACGTAGCGGTACTTCTTGGTGATGTCCTGATTCGCCTCATAGACCTGCTGGCTGGCGGTGTTGGCGACCTGGTTGATGCTGGTGCGGACCAGGGCCATCACCTGATTGTTGGCCACGGCAGTGGACTGCCCGCCAGCGGCGATGAGCTGCTTGACCGTGCGGGCTTCCTCACCGAACTGCAAGCTCCCGATCAGCCGCTTGGCGATGGCTGGTGTCGTCTCACCGGTCAGCAGGCCATTCCGCACCACCTGACTGAATCGCTCGGCCTGATCCACGGCGATGCCTCGAAACGCCTTTTCCACGGTGCTGCCATTGGGCAGCGTGATGGTGGCGCCACGGGCTGCGGTCAGGTTGAACGTGCCGGTGCCGGCCTGCTGCGCCAGGGCTTCGGTGCCGTAGACCGACTTGTAGAGGTCATCTGATAGCGCCACCACATTCAGCTGTGTCGGGTCAGTCGTCACCACTGACTGCGCAAACTGCGGGCTGATCTCAACGGTGTTGACGATGCTGCGGCTGCCAGCTGGTAACGCCTTCCGCAGCTGCTCGGTCACGAACTCAGACTGAAGCTGCGCGAGGCCCTGCAGCTCGATCGCAGTCAGCTCAGTGCTGTCGCCTGCCCATGTAGCCAAGCTGTCCTTCAGCTGCGCCAGGATGCCTCGGAGCCGTGCTGCCTTCACGGGTGCCGCGAGCTCATCAATGGTTCGCAGCTGGTTCACCGCGTCGATGATGATGTCGTTGTAGGCATTGATCACCCGCCTGCCGACGCTATTGCTGTAGCGGTTCAGGTCGATCGCATTGCGGTACAGGCTGCTTGGGGTGCTCATGGCTCGATGCCAAGGTCCTGCGGGTTGTACGCCGACTGAATGCTGATGTTGGCGCCGCCGACCACACCAGCGCTCACGATCTCATGAAAGGCGTCATACCCTCGCTGCCCATCTTCCATCAGCACCACTTCATCCACGTTGTCAGCCCGGTCGTCCTTGTACCACGTCGTTCGGATGATGGCCAGAACTTCATCGGGCAGGCTGGTGATCGTGTAATCGACCTCCTGGTTCCGGTGGTTGGGCTTGGCCATGATCGCAAGCCTAAGCAGCAGTTTCGCTGTCCACTGCCTCAAGGCCGCCATTCGACGTTGCATCCAGCTCCTCCTCGACATCGAAGTCATCCCCAAGGACCTCACCATCAGCCAGCTGCTGGAGCAAGGTTTCTTGGGTGATGGTCCCTGCGGTGTACAACGCCAGCAGTGACTGAACGTCCTGCGGCTCCAGCCTGCTGCCGATGAAGTCACGATTGACCAGGCAGCTGCCAGCGGCCTCATTCTGCCCGAGGAACTGCGCGTGCCATTGCAGGCAGTTGTCGATCATGTCCTGCACGTTCTGCGCGATCACCATCATGGTGCTGTCGCCTTGGCTGCGGTCGATCCGCTTCGCCTCGGCGGTCTCGGCGCTGAGCTTCTGCCCCAGCACTGCCGACAGGCCAAGCTCGTTGATCTGCGCCGCCAGCTGCTCCAACCTGCGGAACTGGTAATCAAAGCTGCGGCCTTGCGGTTCGATGTACTCGGCGCGGCCTTCAGCAGGGAAGGCGATGGCCTCGCCAGGTCCGGCTGATACCTCCTCCGCTGCAGATGGGAAGCCGAAGAACGCCAGCATCGGCACTGCCGAGATGTGTAGCTGGTTGTCAAGGTCGCTTTGCACCTGATAGGTCTTCAGGTTCAGCTCGGCGATGTCCTCCATCGGCGGCCTGGATTCCATGAAGCCATGCCGGTTCCCGTAGGCGACGGCAAACGGGATCACGTCAAGGCTGGTGGTGCCTTCATCCGTGACCTTGAACTCTCCATCGTCCTGCCGTTGGTGGATCTGGTACTGCCCTGGTGTCAGCACTCGCACCTGCTCGATTGCCTTCTCGCCATAAAGGCCATCGGGCACCACGACCATTTCCATCAGCCGCAGCTGAACCAGCTGTTGCGCTCCATCACGCTGCTCCGTGCGCCAGCCGAGGATCTGCCGTGGCGTGTAGGTGCACCAGTACGGGCGGCCACCGTCTGATGGTGCATCCACCAACGTGCCGACGTGGCCGTAGCGGATCAGCTTCCGTGCGGTCTCGTAGGTCCAGACGTTCAGGTCATTGCCTTGCAGGTCAACATCAAACAGCTGCTCGCGGATCGTGTCGCTGGTGTCGTCAAGCCTGACGGGCTTACGTGTCAGCATCCCGGCCAGCATCCGCTCCAGCCGCTGGTAGTACGGCGGCACCACGCTGCGGGCGAGGCGGTTGTCGTAGGACTCATCAAGCTCCCTCGGCTCCTGCGGCAGGTACCGGCGATGCTTACGCCGCATCCCGTAGGTGCCTTGCATCAGGTCCTCGATCAGGATCCAATGCGGCTCCTGCGCATACCATGCGGAGTTCGCATCCTGAACGCGGGTGACCTTGCGCTCTGCCGGGTTGCGATCGTAGAAGGAGTAGCCGGAATACATGATCAGTACAGGCGGATTCCCGTGCTCCGGCCTGCGCCGGCATGTAGCGGGTTGAACTCACGCCACACGAGGTAGCCTAGCGCGTCATTCATGTGGTCATGCCCTGCATCCTTGTCAGGGTCGCCCTTCTCGCTATAGCACTGCAGCTCTAGGCATTCGATCATCCGGCGGCAGGTGCTGGCGATCGTCAATCTCACTTCGCCTTTGCCATTTTCCAGCAACGCCTGAACCGCAGCGACACGATCACGCACCGGCGGGTTGGCCTTCGGTGACTGGTTGCTGATGCCGTAGGACTCCAGGATCTGGATGTCGGTCTGGCTTGCGTTGGTGCTGCGGTTGCCGCCGCTGGCGTCTGGATAGCCATAGATCCGATGGTCTGGATACCGCCTGCGGATCTCAGCGCCGAGTGCATCCGTGTCATGGGCGCCGCTGATCTCGTCGATGATCGCCAGGCCCTTGCCGCTGCGGACGCCGATGACCGCCGACATGTTGCCCACGTTGAAGTCAACGCCAACCCTGAGCGGTTCGCGGCTGATGTCCGGTAGGTCGGTGATCACATGCTTGGCACGATCGAAGCGGTCATACACCGTGCCGGTGGTGAGGTTGATGAACTCACCATCGAGGTAGGCCCGCAACAGGTTCGGATCGTAATTGGCCTGCAGCCGTTCGATGAAGTCCGCAGGCAGGAATGGGTTGTCCTGCGTCCGCATCTTGATCAGCCGGCGATCACTGCGGCCTTGGGCATCCTCGCTGGCGAAGGTGTTGAACATCCACCGGAATCCCTCGGGCGTCGATGCTGCGCCGAATTGCCGGATGTTGCCTGATCGCAAACGACCGAGGATCTTCGGGAATGCCCGGCTGGCGATGCTTGGCGTCACGGTGTCGATCTCATCCGCCAGCACCCAGGCAAGGTTCAGACCAATGATCCGTGTCCAGTTCTCGAAGCTACGGCACAGGATCTTGGTATCACCGCCAGGTAGGTGCAGCACATACTCCGGCAGCGGTGAGGCGCGGAAGGTGTAGGGGATCCCGTAGGACTCCAGGAAGTCATCAAAGTCGTTCTGCCAGATGTCCCGGATCAGCGGCCCGGTCGGCTCCATCACGGCGCCGATAAAACCTTGATTGGCTGCAGCAAGATGCACAGCCTTGGCGCATAGTGCCCGAGTCTTGCCGGCGCCATAGCCTGCCGACACACCGAGGATTTCGGTGGTCTGATCCTCGACGAACGCAAGCTGGCCAGGGTGCAGGTCGTTGCGGATGGCGATCAGCTGCTCATCAAACCGCACTTCACTCGCGCCATTGCGCTCCAGCTCCAACGTCGCCAGCCGTGCAACGATCGGATCAAGTGTTCGCATTGTGGCCAGTCTTTGCGCTGATCCTCAGCAGCAGATCACGCTCCTGATCAGGTGGCAATCCAGCATCAATGATCGCCTGTACGGCCATCTCAATGCCTTCCTGCCGATAGCGCTGCATGGCGGCTGCATCGCTGTAGTGATCACGAAAGGCGGGCGAATGCGTGAGCATCCACGTTGTTGCCTTCAGGTCATTGTTTTCAGCGGCTTCAGCAACTTTGCCGATCAGCCGCATACCGCCGGCAGCTCTTCCTTCCTCGATAGCCTCCAAGAGCTTCAACTCTTCCAGTGTTGGATTGGGGCCTTTTGCATTCTTCAACCATTGCCAAAGGATGCTGTATGAGACCCCAGCAGCAGGCGCCAGATGCTCAAGAGGTGCGCCGAACTCCGCGAGGAAGCGCACCTTCTTGATCACATCATCGTTGAGCTTGCGATGGCCGCGAACGGGCTTCATTTACCGGACTTGAACAGGCATCACCAGGTACAGGCTATCGGCATCAGTGGCGGAAGTGAACACCACGGGAGTCGTTGCCGTATTGGTCTTGATGCTCAGCGTATCACCGCTGATGCCCTTGATGCCGTCGATCAGGTAGTGAACGTTCGCCGCCAAGGTCGGAAGTTTGCCATCACATGCGATCAACTCGCTGCCGCTGTTGGATTCAGCCTCGGCACCAACCTTCAGCGCCATGTCATCAACCTGCAGCTTGACGACACTGTTGTGGCTGTCGGCGATGACTGCGACACGCTCCAAGGCGTGCAGCAATGACAGCCGGTTGACGGTCAGCACCTGCGCGAAGGATGCAGGGATCAACGCCTGCACGTTCGGGTATGCGCCCTCCAGCGTGCCTGAGATAATCGTGGTGCCGTCTGCGAGCACGATGGCCGCCTGGCGGTTGCTCACGGTCAGCCTTGCCGGTTGCCGCACCTGCTGCAGCGTCCGTGCTGGCACGATCACGTCAAGGTCACCCAGGTCGGCAGTGATCGACCGCGACGCAAGCCGATGGCCGTCGGTGGCCTCGATTCGCATGGCGCCGCCATCGCTGCGCAGGTGGATGCCGGTGAGCAGCATCTTGCTGGCGTCGGTCGCCACGGCAGGCATCACGGCAGCCAAGGCGCCGGAGAGGTCCACAGGAGCGCCTGCAGCAGCATCCACGGCAGGCAATGCGGGGAAGTCATCCGCAGAGGCCACGGAGAGGCTGTAGGAGCCGCTTGAGGCGGTCAGGGTGACCCGTGCGCCATCAACGGCCAGCGAGAGCGCCTCAGAGCCGTCCAGACGCCCTGCGATGTCTGCCAGCAGCCGATGCGGCACCACGGTGGCTCCAGCGGCCTTCACGGCAGCAGTGATGCTGGTGCTGATGCCGAGGTCGAGGTCATAGGCGGTGATGCGCAGCTGGCCATCAGCGGCCTGCAGCAGGACACCGGCAAGGATCGGATGCGTCCGACCACTGCCGACCGCACGCGAGACAAGACGCAGTGCGTGTGAAAGTTCAGATTGTGCAACGAGGATTTTCATTGGGCAGCTTCGATGAGTGCAAAAATGATCTTGTCGTAATCGGCCTTGAATGATGCAACCAGATCCATGGGGATCGGTTGCTGATCATCCTGTGCATTGTCGCGGATCGCGCAGGAGTAAGCAAGCGCATGATCCAGCGCGTCACTGAGCCGGTTGATGACCGGCGTCTGCTTGGCGGGAATGTTGATCAAGTCGTGTGATGACATATGCGATGAGATGCTCGACATGTTGCTGACGCAAATCACCACGCATGTAGGTGGTGGCATCAGCCACGAGGCGATGGTAGTCGGACACCGTGAGCCGTGGCAACGCAGCGCTTAACGCCCTGTTACGCACGAGCTCGGCGCGGCTGACACCGGCAACAGCAACCTGCTGATCCAGGACCGCGAGGTCTTCAGCTGGAAAACGGACCTTGACTTCTTGCATTTTGAGAGCGGACGCAAAAATTGAGTCAGTGACTGGGTTTTGGGCGGAGGCGGACGCAAGTTGCAGTTAGGCGGACGCCAAACCCCTTGCAAACACTAGGCGGACGCAAAATCGGCCTTTTCCTACCCCCCCCCTATGTAAGCATATGTTCACCCCGTTACATACCTGTCCATTCTCTATAGGCGTTTATATACCCCCATTTGCGTCCGCCTAAGAAAAAGACAGTTATACCAAGGGAGTTTGCGTCCGCCTTTGCGTCCGCCAAGGGTGGTAGCGGACGCAAGTTGCGTCCGCCAACTGGTTCACCATGCGTCCAACCTGAGACCCATGAGCAAACGGTCTCGGCTCTTGCCGACTCTGGCGGACGCAAGTTTCGGAAAGATCTGCCGCAATGCAGGCACCAGAAGCCGCGCTGCCTTAACCGTGCGATCGGCTGGCGGATCGACCAACCACCGGTCTCGATCGTCCAGGTAACCCTCCTCTCGGTACCAGCCGAGCAATGCCTCCCAGACACGTTTGACCGCAACCTGAGAGCCTTCCTCATACGTCAGTCCAACCGCATCGCAGAACTCCCAGAGGTGGCAGCTGGCGCGACGGACATCCTCCATGGCCTGCCTGCCTGAGCTGTAGTCGATGCCATCGCTCATGCTGAGCGCCATACCTTCAAGCAGCCAATTCAGAAATGCTGGGCATATCTGCTGCTGGATAAATGATGGGTCATCCTTTAGCCTCGGATCGGCTTGAATGTGGCTGGCTTCAGTTGGTGTTGCCATGAATGTCTTGGAGAACCGGAACACATGGAACCGTGTCTCGATGGCCACCTGATCGCCGGAGAGGGATGGGTCTTTGTTCAGGTTGAAGACAAACAGGGCTGACGGGACGAACTGCGACTCCTGCACGCCTTTGAGCTCGTAGGACAATTCCTCGCCACTGATTGCGGCCTTAAGTGACTGCAAGTTGTCAATGTGGACGAACTGGCTATTCTCGCTCGACCAGTTGACCGAGGCATCCCGCAGCGGGGCGATGGGAAACTTGCGGCCTTGGTCGTACTGGCGAAAGTCAGCCAGGGTGCAGGAGGTGAAGTTGCGACTGCCGAGGGTGTCGCGCAGTGCGGTGCGGATGGTGTCTTTGCCGTTGGAGCCAGCACCGATCATCAGCACAGCGCGCGGCCTGCCACGAGTGGCGCGGTACTTGGACAGGTCAAGACCGCTGCCAAGGATGCGTTGGAGGGTGTCGCGGTCACCAGGTTCCACCGCTTCGAGCAATCGACAGAGGTGCTGCGGGTTGGCGGCAGGGTCGTAGTCGTAGGCGGTGACATAGGTAAAGGCACGGTCTGCGGCATGTGGCTCAAAGGTCAGATCAAGTTTCTTGCCGGTCCACGACCACGAGATCACGCCATTGGCGCAGTTGATGGCATTGGCTGGGTTGACTGCCACGGGCTCCAGCAGGCGCCGCATCCACGACAGGGCCTCATCGACGTATTTCGGGCGCTTCCATGGATGACATTTCTCGCCGCTGCGGGCATCCACGACATAGAGCATGGACAGCAACCGGGCGATGGATGGCGCCAGCTCCTCGTCGGTGGTCGGCTGGTAGTGAGTGCCGGACCAGCGATGCAGGACACCATCAACGCAGATCCATCGGGTGGTTGGGTAGTCGAAGACGTAGCGAACGGCCATGTCAAGCCATTCGGTATCGGTCTTGTTGTACAGCTGGCAGTTGATGGCATCAGGGTTCGCCGCCTCTGGCTCTCGCGGCTGACGGCGCGCAGGCGTTGGCGGCTGCCAGCCGTGGTGCCGTGCCCAATACCAGAAGGTGCCAGCACCGATGCGATCACCGCCGGATGCGGCGATCTGCTCCAGTCCTTGCCATTGCGGGCTGTGCTGCTGCATCAGGCTGATGGCCTGATCGACGTTGCCGCAGGCTTGGATCAGCCCCCAGAAGATGTTCCGGTAGATGTGGTAGGTGCCGGTGCCGGGCTGACGTGGTGGGATGGCTGCGAGTGCCTCGCGGATCTCATCAATGCCGCGCTCGGTGTGTTCAATATGCCTGCGGGCTGGCGCCTCGTGTTGGTAGTAAGCATCAGACGGCAGGGCTGATTCAATGGCGGAGACGGGGTAGTGAGTGCCGCTACATGACACGATGCGGCATTGCTCGCCGAGGCTGCCGTCTGCGCCAGCGTGGTAGGTGCCCGGCAGCCGCATGACACGTGCGGCGTTCTTGATGCTGCGGTCTGCATCGCAGTAGTCGAGCAAGCGAGCCTGCACCAGCTCCCAATGGGCAGGCGTGATCGGATCGGTCAGCACCCAGTAGTTGTGGATCGACTTGCCGCCGGTGTCGATCTGAATAGTGGGTTCGGGCAGCTTGAGGTCCTGCCATGCGGTGAGCTGCCAGTCCTTGGGGCGGTCGTCCCATTCGGCGAAGAATGCCCGGCAGGTGGTGATCTCAGCATTGGTGTCACCGCCATCGTTGATGACGACATAAACGCCGCGGCCTTCGGACTGCCATTCGGTGATGAGCCGCTTGCTGCTGCCACCTTTGCGGCCCTTGTCGGTTGCCTTGCCTGGGTGGTCGGCATGGAGGAACGCCCGCAGCCTGATGGCGCCAGCAGGCTTCCCGAGCACGGCGATGAACCGCCGAGCCTCGTCAAAGTCGATCTCCTTCATGCCTGCTCACGCGTCGCCGTGGCTGGTAGCACGCCATCACGATGCAGGTCCATGGACTGTTGCAGCAGGCAACGGATGGCGGTGCCTCGTGACATCCGATCGCCGCGCCATCGATCAAGCCACTGCAGCAAGCTGGGACTGAGGCGTACTGGTGTTGGGTGCGCTAACCGCATCGGATCGGGCTGGGTGTCTTGCCAACTGTAGCCGCCGCTGCTACGGTGGCAAGGCCTGACACTGGCTATGACCTACCAAGACTTCCTAGATCAGAA